ACCGTGTGCCTTCATGTGTGACTGGTGGTCCTGCATTGGAAATGCTTTTGGATTTGTTCCTTTCATCGCCAGTGAATTTTCCATAGCCGGGCTCATGGGCTCCGGTTCATCGGGACTTGGCTTGAGAATCGAGTCAATATTATCCACGTTCAGTGCCTGGTAAACCCTTCGGTACGCTTCACGCATATCGTGTAACTGAGGTGCCGCACCCGCCATTTGCAGTTGAGTTTGAGCAAGAACAACGCGTTGTGACATCGAAAAAATGTTAGGGTCAGAGACCGGTATGATATCGACACGCGCATCAAAATCCGATTGCTTTATCATTCGATTTCCTCCAACAACATAGTACGGATATTCAGGCGGTAAATACAACGCAAACAATCGTGACAGAATATTGAATTCCATTCTTTGGGCGCAATGAAGTCTCTTGTGAATTGCGCTCATTACTTTTGTTCCCCTTTCAAGAAGCGCCATAGTAGTTCCTACAGGATTCTGCTCGTTACCCTCGCCCATCTTCATGTCGGCGATGGCAGCGAAAGATTTTCCTGCGTCAACGGCAAAACCAAGCAATTGGAATAAAACGGCTGACGGTTCCTTGTAGGGAAGCATCATCAGTGATTCCTTTATGGATTGTCCCGTAACATCAACATCACGGAATTCCCCCGGCTGCAACGGTTCGTCATGGTCGCGTATGCGCATGCCGCGTGCCTTGAAACCTGCCGGTAGGTTAGCGAGTGTGCCAGCATCAATTAACTGCCGCAAAACACTTGTTGCTGTTCGCGATAACCCACCCAGCATGTGTATTAGACCAAAGCCATAAAAGCCCAGTCCTGGGAGGAACTTGTAGTGTACAAAATAAGGTATTTTAGCAAATGACTGGTCCCCTTCATTCCAGTTTCTCTTAATGGATAAAACCGTTCTTGAATACTGATCTATTGTAACAATGTACGGAAGCTTGACACCGGATGTATCCTCAAATCCAGGTACATCCAGATTGGCGTGCATTTCAAGAATGGTGTACATGCTTTCATCACTTGATGTTCCCTTTTCTGTTCCCTCTAATTCATGGACTTTATCCATAGAATCGGATGTATCAACAAAACCGTCCTTGATGTCTATGTCACGGTAAAAACCCGTAACCTGATTTTTAATGAGTTCATTTTTGGTCATTTTAATTACATGCGTTATTCTATCGGCACTCTCAAGGTCCGTCGCATAATAATTAATGATTAAATCTTCCGATGACACAAATTTGGCGATGGCGCGCTTCAAAATTCCGTCATAGTAAACTTTCTTGAATGCCGATCCGGATAACGGCAAATAAAACAGTAACTGGTCCATGTCCGGGTCATATTCCTTCATCACCTGTGTAATCTGGTAATTCATGAATTCACAGACACGTTCTGACTGCTGCTCTATTTCAGGGGTTGCGTCCCCCACAATTTGTGTCCTCACGGGGCCATCCGGCGGAAGTAATTCCTTATACGCTTGGGCTTGGAATTGCGTAACGGATTCCGATAAGAGAGGGTGAACGACCCCAGAGGAACCTTCAAAGGGTTGCGTACGGTTTTCGTACTTGAACCCTAACATGTCTAGACCCTTTACATATGTGTCTTCCCAATCCTTTCGAGTATCCTTGTCACTCTCAAAATTGCCTAAAAGGTCAACTGAAAACTTGTTTAAATCTCCTTCTTCAATATATTCCGCCAAATTGGCATCATGCGGTATTTGACTTTGGTCTATTGGCGCGTTTGGATTAAAGTTGACCTCGGCCCCACCATCCGGCAGATCCGTAAGTTCAACGTCAGATTCAAAATCAACAACCTTCTCCGGCGGTGATATTTCAACGCCCTCCGGTTCCAATTCCAAAGCACCCTGCAATGCCTGCATTGCCTTGTCTATATTATTATTCTGATTTTTTGCCATATACTTCCTTTATAATACAGGAACAACGTCCTGAAAAACCTCTCTTACTAGACCACCCTTATAATACGCTGACTGACCTTTGTCAATACGTTCAGCGGCCTCTGAAATTATTTCCTTTACTTTTCCCTTTGTCAAAAGCAACACGGGAATGTCTCCCCATGTTTTTCCTTTTTCGTGGTCCTTTATTGCCGTCAGCGCCAGTTTTGTTTTTGAATCGCGTGAAACCTCTCCCATTGCGTCCTTAAGGATAACATCCTTGAATGACGCCGGAACTGCCGGATCAGGAAGTCCCCAGTTTCCGTAAAAACCGAAATGACCCTCAAAATCCTTTGCCCCTGCAGAAAGTTTTCTGGACTTAATCCACGCATTCGCCACCGCAACTCCGTCATACCCGTTTTCTCGCGCCATCTTCAGTAGGTACTTGATAACGAATTTTGCGTAATCCTTTGACATTTTGAAAGGTCCTTCCGGTATTGTTCCACCTTTTCCGGAGGCTCCTTCCAATTTTGCAATATCTTCTGCCTGACCTTCCATTTCTTTTATCATGGTGTCACGCTTCATTGTCAGCTCATCAATTAAATTCTGCCGCATATCAATCTCTTCAGGCGTGCGTCCCCTTGTTTCCGACGATTGCGCCTTTTCAAGATTTTTCTGAACATTTTTTAATTCTTTCTTTAATATTTTTGTTAAATCTTTTAATTCCTTTATTTTTTCCATGCCAGGAGATGGACGATCCAGCCGTGGCTTGTATTTTGAATTTTTATTCTGGACCGCTTGGTGCATGTCAGACTGTATTTCCTCCACAAACAATATTTTTCTTCCGGCCTCGTCAATACGATCAGAAATCCTTGCGTGAACGAATCCACCTTCGGCGTCCTTGCCCAATCCAAATTCATGGGTAGGCTTATATGTCCCAACCTCGCCAGCACGCATTTTTCCGGGTTCAAACGTAAAGACCAACTCATTGTGGTTGTATCCCCCCTCCAGAATCTGGTCCCCTTCATGCTGTGGCTGTCCTAGCACCCTGTACTGTATTCCACGCTTGCTAAAAACGTCTGACAGGTTGTTTCCCAACTTAACCACCTCAAACGGCAAGTTTGGATGCTCCAGTTGGTTGACTCCCTTTCCAATGACATTGTCAATTCCGTACTGCGCTTTGAATGTTGCGTTAATCTGGTCAACAACGTTTTCAACCATTTCATGTTTAAAGGCCTTCGATCCTTCTTCAGTTGTTCTTCCACCTTCCGATCCTTCTTCACGAAGACGCTTAACGAGTGACGATATTTGCTTTATTACACCCTCAAACTTTGGATCAAAATCCGCGCGTGAATAGTCAAGATAGTACTTGGCCATTCCTGCGTCTTCATCTCCGTATCTACCGGATTTCCTTAGTGGCCTAGCCGTTAAACTTTTCTGGATATATTTCAATCCGTCGGAAAAATTACGGTTTCCCAAAAGATGGACCTTTATCTTTGGTACCAGTTCGTCAAACTCCTTTAGGAAATCCGCTTTTGAAATTTTAGCATTAAGGTCCATTGATAAAAATCCACCTTCAGGAATTCTAATATCATCACCAACTTTTGTAACATTCAAATTTCCAAAAAGAGGCTGTTTTTCTATTGAATCTTTATAGCCAATAATTTTATCGGTTTTTCGTCTTATTATTTTTCCTAATGCTTTGTTAAACTCTTCTACAATCTCATATTGAGGAAGTTTGACTTTCTTTTGTTCAGTAGCCATATCTGCAGTATGTTTTCCTGCTTTTGTTAAAAACAGGGATGTGTCACTAAGTTCCTTATAACTAACTCCTCTGCTCAATAGGTAGTCAAGCCACTGCTTTTTGGGGGCAATCTGGAATGGTGCATCCACGATTGACTCACGTGATTTCCATACCAATGCTCCTTCCGCCTTATCCGGCTTTGTGACCGTTCCCACCTGCTGCTTCTGAAGTTTTTTGACCTGCTTGTTGGCCGATGCCTGGTCCTTGAAGCCAGTTTCAGTGGCCTTAAAGTAATCCGGGTTTTTCACCCACTTTCCGTCCACCTCAATCTTTTTCTTTCCGGTTGCAGTTCCTACGTCCCACAGCTTTGTCACAGGATTAAGCTGTGTTGAATACTTCTGAACCGCGCCGGAAATCTTCGGTAGATACTCGGCAAACTTTTCAAAAACGGGTGGAATGTTGTCCTTTAAAAATTTACCCGCTTTCTTTACGGGCTCGCGAACGAAATATTTTGAAAAAGATCCACCGGCAGCATATCCGTGCAGTCCGCCGCGTGAATTCAAGGTTTCACCTTCAATTGTTTTTGGATATTCCTTTGATCCAATTGCATCCTTAATGACTCCTAGTATTCGTTCTACTTTCTCTTGAGAACCTTTAAGTTCAAATCCCACATCCGCTTTATATTGTGGTGGTGCCGCATCATACATGCCTTGATACTTTTTTAGTTCCTGTATGGCATCTCTAGCTTGCTGCATCATGTCATCATATTGTTTAAAAGATTTTTCATCCACCATTTGATCCCCGACATTTTTATATAGTAAATTCTCAAACATATCCGCGAACGCGTCATATTCAGTGTATGGTACAGGTTCCCACGCTTTTCCATATTTAACTCCTCCTCCAGGATTTATCGTTTTACCAAATGATTGAAATTCTTTTGTTTTTTGTATAGCTTCTGGATCCCAGAACATTTCTTTTTTTACATTCAATGGATGATAATCATGCTCTCCTTTAGGATGTTTATGCTTAAACATAAAATCCTGTGCCATCCAGTCCGGAAGATACTGTTTCATGACTCCGCCTTTCTCTTGAATCAAATCCTGAATTCCCTTTAGCCAATCCGCTTCTTCCAGTGGATCAATGATATGTGATAAAAGCTTACTGAAATTGAGTTTGGGTTTAAAGCCACCTCCACTGGCCATCCGGGCCACGGTCATCGGCGGAATGACACTGCTCATTATATCGTATTTATTCATTCGCTGGTATCGCCTCCTTCCAAAATTCTTCTATCAATTCAGATTTGCTTATTCCCAATCCTTCCGGATCATATTTTGACCCTT